GCAAGAGGCGGCGGAGGAGGTGGGGGCGGGGCATCTTACTCAACAGCACTTGCAATAACAGTGGGCACATACACTGTTACAATTGGTGGTGGCGGAGCTCAAAACGTAAGCGGATCAGACTCGTCTTTAGGGGTTCTTTCAATAGGAACAGGCGGTGGGGCTGGAGGAAGTAACTCTGACAACGGATCGGCAGGAGGTTGCGGTGGTGGAGCAGGGTCCTCGGCATCTGCAACTGGCGCGAGAACAGGCGGATCCGGAGTTCAAGGATTTAAGGGTGGAGACAGAGCAGCTAGCGTTCCAATGGGCGCTGGTGGAGGAGGCATGGGTTCTGCGGCTCCCGATATTACTGGAACAGGAAATTATACAGCAGGAACAGGCATAGCGTATAGCACATCCGGAGCATCAACATTTTATTGCGGCGGGGGTGGAGGAGGAAGCGAAGGATTTGGATTTGGAACCGGTGGATCTGGAGGAGGTGGAAGGGGTGGAAATAATACAAACGGAACTGCTGGCACAGTAAATACTGGTGGCGGAGGAGGTGGAGGCGGAATTCAGCCAGGTGGAGTAGGTGGCGCTGGCGGATCTGGAATTGTCATCGTAAGGTATCTACTATAATTTTATGGCACACTTTGCTGAAATTGACGACAGCAACAAGGTTCTACGAGTAATCGTAGTATCTAATAACGATATTTTAGATGAAAATGGAAGCGAATCAGAGCAGATTGGCAAAGACCTGTGCAACCGACTTCTTGGAGGAAGCTGGATTCAAACATCCTACAATGGAAACTTTCGCGGAATATACGCTGGGATTGGCTATACATACGACATAGATAATGATGTATTCGTAGCCCCAGCAATAGAGGAACAACAAAATGACCCTAACTGAAATCGCACAATTTGCCGGAGAGAAGATCGGAAAGACCGATTCCGACACTCTCACGTTTCTGCAAAAGTCAGCATCGCTGAACTATCGGCGCGTCTGGAACTTCGCACCATGGCGCGAGAGTGTCACTAGCTCGACGTACTCGGTATCCACATCTACCAGGACAGTGACGCTAGGGTCATTGGTTGAAAATCCTCTATCCGTTGCGTATGGTGACAGCGAATTGTTGGCAGTAGACTTGCAGACAATCATTAGCCAAGATGCTGACCTACTGGACGACAACAGGACAGGAACTCCAACCCAGTACTACTTCACAGGCCGCGGAACGTCCGGGACTGCACAGATCGATCTTTATCCGTTACTGAACACGTCGAGCACGACGCCCCTGAAGGTGGTCGAGAAGAATCAGTGCTTAACAAGGTCAAATTATGTTGTGGACTTTCCGCCGGCGTCCAACGCAATTACCGACGAGCTCAGATTGCCACACGTTCAGCATGTTGTCCTAGCACTGACTCACGCCGACGCGCTGGAAAGGGAGAGGCAGTACGCAAAGGCTCAGGCTGTGGTGGCAACAGCGAATGCTGATCTATCTGCCATGGCTCAGTACGAAATGAGCCAGGTCGGAGGAATTAAAGTCATCACTCCATCAAGCCTTGGTGAATTTAGCATATTAGACATATCGGTTTAGTGCTATGCCACTTTACAACGACAACCTAGACGATCTTCTAGCCATATCCGGGTCGTTTAGTTTTGATGGGGGCCAGGTATCCGGCGTCACGCCAAGCCTAATTGCAAACAACCAGGCTAGCGATCTTTCCAATATGACGATAAGTCCGTCTGGGATTCTCCAGACGAGACAGGGGATCGAGCAGATATCTTCCAATGTATCCAGCGGATCGTCGATCCAAGGCATGCACTATCTCGACACTCCAAACATCGAACACATTATTCTGGCGACGAACGGAACGATCTACAAAAGCACAAGTGCCACTAGCTTTTCTACGACAAACGGTACGGTCACAAGCGGGGCTGTTGACGTAGACTTTACGCAATTCAAAAACAAAATTTTCTACACGGACGGAGCTAGCGAACTTCATTACACGGACGGAACAACGTCGTACAGGCAGGGGTCTAAGGTGTCGACAATTACGGTCTCAACTCAGGGCTTAGGATATACCGGATCGACTGTGGCAGTAACGATTGGAACCCCAAATTTAAGCGGAGGAACAAATGCGACGGCAGTTGCATTGATTTCAAGCGGAACTGTTTCTGGCGTAACAATTCTAAACTCGGGATCTGGATACACATCTGCTCCATCAGTAACAATAGCTGCACCACCCGCTGGGGTCGGACACTTTACGGCAACGGCTACAGCAACCATATCAAGCATCGCCCCAGCCGGACTTCGACTTGTCCGCCAGTTTACGAATCGACTTTTTGCGGTTGGAACAGGAGACAATCGGAACACTCTCTATGCATCAGATCTTCTTGATGCCGAGGTCTGGAAGTCGACGAACAGCATTATTGTCGGTGGCGACGACGGAGAAGATATTGTGGCAATCCAGCCTTTCTTTGATTACGAAATTCTTGTGTTCAAGCCTAATAAAACTTACCTGGTAACAGCAGATCCAACAAAGACAACAGCTGCCGAATGGACCGTAAGATTAATCAACGATAAGGTTGGATGCCAGGCCGGTAGAACTGCAATCTTCACGACTAAAGACGTGTTCTTTTTCTCGAACGACGGAATAAGAAGCGTAGTAAGATCATTGGCAGACGACTTTTATACTGTCGGAGTTCCAATGTCCGAGCCAGTAAAAGACATTATTGCGAGAATCAATAAAGGATTTGTCTCAAGGAGCAATGCAGCTTTTCACAATAATAGATACTTTCTAGCGCTACCCTTAGACTCTTCGACCACATGCAATTATGTGCTCGTATACAACACGATCTTTGGGTCATTTGAGGGGCTATGGTCAATTAATGCCAGCAGAATGGTGACAACGAACTTTTCTTCTGGATATACAACCACTGGAGTCAAATTAGCTATTGGTAGCCCAACAGGACAAGTCGGGCATCTGTACGACTATCTTGACCCAGATCTCCAGGGTGATGGTGACACGAACTTTAAGGATTATGGATCGTCATACGAGAGCTACCTTGTGACTAAAGCGTATGACCTAGACGACAAGGTATCCAAGAAGTATGGATCTCACTACGAGATTGAGTACTTTTTTTCGACAGCAACAAACTGCACAATCCAAATGAAGCGCGAGACTGATTCCCAGTACGTCACAATTGGGACAGCGGTTGACACGTCTACCCCCGGAGGATTGACGCTACCGTTCACACTTCCAGCCACCCTTTCGGCTCAAACACACAACTTCCGGGCAGATAGTCTCCGGTCGTACCAGAAGTGGCGGAATATGAAAATTAAGATGCTGGCCCCATCCAGAAAACTTTCCATTAGGCAGATCACAATCGCGGCTAACCCGGACACGATCGAAATCCAGAGCAACATATGACAGCGGTTGAATACATTGAACTGTCCGGCGTCCCGGAGTCGAGATGGCCTAATTTTAGGGAGTGGTTTAAGTGGTACCAGGACAACTACCTGGTTGGGATTGCCAAGGACGGAGACAAGATCTCCGGGGTGGCAATTGCAAGGTGCTTGCATGAAGGCGAAGAGCCTATACATTATGTACATAGGCAGAATGGAAACACTGCATTTGTAGACTTGACGGTCACCTCTACAGATGGTAGTAGTACACCTTATAGCCGTTTGGCTATGAAGACATTATTGTCTATACTCTGGAGCAGATTTGGCCCGAAGAAGAATATTGTTTTTAATAGGGGTGGGAAAAGAAAGGTTTACGATTACATGAAATTTATGCGAAAGGCACTACTATAATGGGAGGCTCACCATCAATTCCGGCACCACCTCCCCCGCCCAATCCGGTAAACGCGGCCAAGGCGAACGAGCTTTACTACCGTTCTTCATTGGAGACATATATTGCAAATCAAGGCGACGTTGCTGCGCTAGAACAGCGCCTCCGCGAGAAGTATAATCCTCGTCAGCGCGAACTTGAGCGCCAAATGTCGGCACTAGACGCGCAGAGGGCGGCACAGACAGGGCTCCAAGTTGAGCGTGAATACGGACCGCAAAGGTCTCTTGAGGCACTGCGAAGACAGTACGAAACGAATCCAAATGCGTTTGCAGTACAACGAGGACTAGGGGCCCAGGCCGCGATTCAGTACGCTCGCCTTTATGGTCAACCGGCAGAGGCTTCTGTTCCGTATGAGGTAACGAAATCTGCTGGAGCAAAAGAAGCAAACTATTTAACAGGGTTATCGTAATATGGCAGCACCAGCACAAACAGCAGAACAAAGAGCAGCCTACATTAAGGACACTCTAAAAGTTGACCCTGAAATTTTCAAGTCGTCTGGATACAATATTGCTGCAGCAACTAAAGCAGCCCCAAGCATAACCAAGTTCCAATCAATGGGAATGACGGACTTTTCGTCCGTTGTGAATGCAAAGGGTGTATTTGATACAGCCAAAGCTGAAGAAAGTCTGATCAAGGACGTATATAAACTAGACCCGGCTGAATACAAATCGGCTCCAAAAACAGTAGCGGACACAACCAAGTCCAAGGTTTATGACAGGGCAACAGGAAAGTACGATTTCCCTAAAGTAACAATTCAGAATTACGACATTGCGAAGGCAAATCAAAAATATCAATTTGAACAGCCGAAAATTCAAAAAGTATCTGATCTAGAAAAAGAGCCAGACAATTTATTACAAGCATTAAATTACTACACGACAGCGTTAAGCGCGGCTCAGAAGGTTGGAATAAACAATCTTAATGCCGCAGATACTCAGTCACTAAAAGACGCGGCAAGACTTGTCAGAGATTTTAAGACAGGAAATTTAAGCAAAAATGCAATAGATATTATTGATAAAATTGGAGACGTTGAGTCGAAGCTGAATGAAATAGAGACTCAAAAAGAAATAGTAAAACAAGCGAATGCCGCAATTGCAAAGTTCAAGGGATCTCAACAACAGTCGCAAAAGGGACTCGCACTAGAGGAAGAGAAGAAGCTAACCAGATTGCTTTCCGAGGCGAGCCAGGGGGCCCCTCAAATTGCGGAGCTTGTAACAAGAGTAAACATTCAGGATCTTTCTCCTGGAATTGGAAAAATTCCAGAAGAGGACATGAAGGCGCTGGATAATTCTCTTGCAAATTTAAAGTTTGACGTAGCAACAAAAGAAAGCGGAAGCAAACTTCTTGGAAAGCTGAACATCAATGTCACAGATCAGCAAATCTTGGATGACATTAATTCTAGGACAAAGGCAAAGTACGACGAGCTTTACGCAACGGCAAATTCAATAGCTTCTGATTTGAAGGGTCAAATTGATGAGGCGACTCAGTACGGAAAGGATCTTCCGGAGGGGGACAGAAGGGTTGACCTTAATAACAAATTTATAGCTGATCTTCAGTCCAAGCTAGACGCTGTCAACGAAGACGTCGCAACGACAAAGGGTCTGGTTGACAATTACAAGCCAACAACAGTGGAAGAGGGTGCTGGTGTTCTGAAAACTTTCCGGGAATCGCTCCTGCTTCCAGAGCAAAGAATGGTGGACGAGATACGGCAGATCGACCCAGCTACTGCCGCCATGATTGAAGACCTTACAAAGGGATACGCTGATTTAGCGAAGGCCGACATTGGAGAGACGACCGATCCGGCTACCGAGGCTCTACGCAGGGACATTCAGGACAAACTTACTGCACAAGTTGCGCTAGGATCTCAACTCGACGCCGAAGAACGTAGGCAGTACGAGCAAGCAGCTAGGGGAGCGCAGACTGCTAGGGGCAACATATTTGGAGTTGCCCCAGCCGTTGAAGAGGCTGTTACGACCGGGCTTGCCGGTGAGGCCAGGATGCGGGAAAGGCTCGGAGCAGCTTCCAGCTTCCTATCTTCTGGTCAAAGCGTAACAGACGCGCTCAGGAGAGATAAGGCATTCCGCGAGGCCGCAACGCTCAATAGGCTTGGTGCAGCTGCCGACTTTACCGCGTCCGGAGCTACCATGTACAACATGGCAAATCGCCGGGCTGCGGAACAAAGCGGAGGACTTGCCGCACTTGTTGCAGGGGCCGGGACAACGACAACAGGAACATTCGGCGGGGGTCAGACAGCAAACATTCCATACATGTACGTCGATCCGATGGCAGGATTTAGGGGCGCCCAGAATGCTACTGCTCTTTATGGTAGTGAGGCCGATTACTTGGCTAGGACTTATGGTGCCTATGTTAATGCCCAGGCGACTACGAACGCGGCAAATTCCACTCCCGCCTACCTAAGCGCTGGGGCGAGCTTACTTGGAAAAGTCACTCCAGGTGGCTTCTTTGGCGGACCTGAGGGAGGACCTATTTTCTGTTGGGTCGCTAGGGAAGTTTATGGAGAGGACAATCCTAAGTGGCTACAATTTAGAGAGTGGATGCTAACCAAGGCGTCTGACAATCTGAGAAACTTCTACACTGAATATGGAGAAAGAATTGCGGAATCGATACGCAACAAACCGAAAATCAAGTCAATCATCCGCAAGTGGATGGACAGCAAGATAGGATAATATTATGGCAGGACCAAGAGCATTATTTCCGTTCCCGGGACAGGCGGAAGAATATCGCAAAGAAGATGCTCGTCAGGCACTAGAAGACGAGGATCGCGCGCTTCGAGTTGAAATGCTCAAGCAGAAACTTTATCCAGAGCAGGAGGCAAGACGAGTTGGTCAGGCGCTGATACAGTCCTCTGATCCTGTCGAACAGGCCGCGCTGATGAATAGACTCGCCGAGACTACCGGTACGAGAGCAGCGCCAGGAACTAGCATTGTAGTCCCAGCCGGACTTCCGGAGGAACTTGTCGACGCGTATGTGGATCGCCAGGTCAACAAGGTTAAGTATTACAAGGAAAAGGCAATGATGGAGCCAGACCCTGAAAAGCGCAGAATTATGATGAGCGTAGCCGATGCTGGCGAGAAAGCTCTTGTCGCTAAGGGCAAGGAATTGACACAGGCAGATTTTGCGTTTGAGTCAAATATCCGTGAAGCATACCGCATGGCAGACGAGCTCGAGAATACTGTTAAAAAGTACGGAAATTTTGAAAGCATGGACCCAGAGGGGTCCGCAACACTGAAGCAAATTCCTTACCTATTCGCAGTATCTTTGGCGAAAGTTCTTGATCCAGGATCTGTGGCAAGAGAGGGCGAAGTTGAGGCGGCTAGGAAGTTTGCCATTCCGATGGGAACAACTCCTGTATCCGTTGGCTTTAATAATCCAGTCACAGGGCCCACCACAGCAACAACACTCGCTGCGATCAAGAGCATGAGGACAAGGCTCAAGGCAAGGGCTGAAGACTATAAGAGCATTGCCGGTAGGACAGTCGAGTTGCCTAAGTCAAACCAAGACGATCAAACGCAAGGCAAACAAGCCGGACAGGTTGGGCAACAGCAACAGGCACCGCAACAACCAGTGCAACGCCCGATGAGCCCATCCGGATTCGGCGGATACGATCCTCGCACTCGCAAGGTAATTCAAAACCGCTAGTCGGTCATGGCCGACGAAATCATTCAGGACCCACTGGAGGCAGCAAATTACTTGCTGCGCCAGTACCGCGACAATCCAGATTTTGAGTTTACTCAGGAGGAGGCGTCGCTAGTTCACGGAGCCTATGGTGGCGGAGTTTCATTTGTCGACTCGAAGCCTGTCATGGACGAGGCATCGACCTCGTCGTTCCTAAGATCTCAGGATGAATCCGATCCAACATTCATAGCCAGCCCAGAAGAGTTTTCGATTCTCAAGGCTACCGAGCCTGGCGCGATCAGCAGAATTGCAGAAGGTGCAGCTGGGGCTGCGGAATATTTTAAGCCTGTAATCACAGAAGGCATCCCGGAACTAATCAAAACGGCATCGATGCGCGAGCCAAGACCTGGCGAACAACCGACTTCACTTCCGGCTACGTTACTGGAAGCCGGGGCTAGGGGGACGATGGATGTCGGAATGATGGCAGCCGGGGCTTCAAAGTTTATCGAAAAGGCTCCGTACATGGCGGCTGGTGCTCTTGGCCTTCAAGACGACTACAAGTCGTACATCAACCAGAAGACAATTGACCAGAATTATCAGATGCAGGCGGTCGACAAGATTAACGCTGAGAGGGCTACAGGCAAAAGCATAATTGGACTTCCTGAAGGAACATTCGCACCTAAAGCCGCGGAGGCAGCCAGCATGGTCCTAGATCCTACGCTCGCAGTTCCGTTTGTCGGGCCTGGAGCAAAGGCAACCGCTGCTGGAGGCAGGGCACTGAGGGCCGGGACGAGAGTTGCCGGTGGGATCGAGACTGCGGCTCGGGCAACAGGAGGAGCGATCGATCTTGGAGTTGAGAAGATTGGCGAAACCGTCCAGAGAGTATTGCCTGGAGTTAGCGCGCCGAAGACAGTTGGAGCAATTGCCACAGGGGCAGCAGCCATAGGCATTCCCGGCGCGTTCCCAATCGGAGCCAAGATTGCTGGAGCAAGGGCCGGTGCAGAGGTCGTCGAGCGTGGAGCACAGGCTGCGCGCATAGCCGGAGAAGAGATCCTGACAGGACCATCCAGAATGACCGTCATGGAGCGCGTTGCCAAGAACCAGAAGAATCCTGAGTGGCTGAGAAAGGCCGCGAACAATTCGATCGTATCGTCTCCCATCACGCAAGGGGCCGCGGAGCTTGGCCTGGAGACAGGCAAGGGTGCCGTTAAGTCTGCGGCCGTCGGAGCAGGGTTGGGCTATGTGGCGTCCGGTGGTGAAGAGGAAGGCATTGGTGGCGGAGCCGTTATCGGTGGCGGACTCGGAGCAGTTGGCGGGACGATCAAGGGCCTGGCCGAAATCCCAGGTAAGAAAGCCATAGCCAAGCAGGGTGACGTGAACAGGCTGTTTGCAAGACAGGCTGATCTCGGGCTAGACGTGAACAAGATTGCCGACTATGTCCGCAAGGATAATCGCCCATTCCTAGACGCTGCGACTCTCCAGATGATGGCTCCTGACGTTCAAGTTGAGTTTCATGGACGCGATTCATTTATGATGCCCGAGAATGCCGGGATCAACGCGGCCGGAGTGGTTAAGGCTATTCCTGACAAGTCCGGTACGACAAGGCTTCTGGTCAACATGGACGACATGCGGTCATCCGGGGATACGGTTAAGCATGAGATCATGCATGCCATCATGAAGTCCCCGGCAATCAACAAGGCTGAAGGACGAATGGCAGTTATGTCGGAATATGGTGAAGAGGGTCTACGCAAATTTGGCAATGAGTACGCCAGGAGGCTTCTGGAGGGTGAGCGCCAAGGACGAGGGGCACCAACTGAGGCAGAGGTCCGGGCCAAGGCAAATGAGCTACGAGAAGGATCTCAGCGGTCCGAGCCTGGGGCCGGTGACCTGGATTGGATCGCGGACGAGGTCCTAGCAGAACAGTTTGTGGGAGAGTTCCGCGGGAAGGACCTAGATTCCCTGCGACGCAAGACCATCCCTGGAACAAATCTTTTATCGTTACAGGAGGGCTATTTGGCTCCTGTTGGAAGGCTTTTGAATAAGTTCGGGATCGATACGACAGGTCCCAAGCCGACGAATATTGACACTCTATTCAAAGACAATCCGTTGGTGCCATCGAAACAGTTGCGCGAACTGACGACAAGATGGTTCCGGGATCGCGACAAGTATCTCGACGGACTAGACAAGGCCGAGAAACAGAAAGACGTCGTACTAGTCCCCGGGGCTGGCAACAAGAATTTAGCCAACAACCCAGCAATCAAGTTTACTCGCAACAGGAAGACGAACCTCGAAGAGAACGACTTTGCCGTGAAGTTCCCGGACGGAACCGTCAGGGCTAAAGATCCAGCATCGATTTTGGCAGTTGACAAGGCCCGGGTGGCAGACGTCGCCAGGATGTATGACCCAAATGCTGTGCTAGAACGCGGAAGCCCCGAGTTTGGCGTCAAGATTCAGTCCGATGGAAAAGCATATGTTGGAGGGCCGAAGCTGCCGGAGGCTTTCTACAATCTTGACAGCTTCAATGATTTTACCAAGGAAGTCGCCAAGACGCTCGAAGACAGTCGCCAGGAGGGTAGGACATTTGCGGTCTGGTACCAGAAGGTTGGCACAGGCGAGGACGGAAGCTGGGCTCAGTCTGTTAAGCGCGGACTAGGCAACATCAAGGTTGGTCAGTCAGAACTGTCGTTCCTCGGGTGGCGCCTGTCTAAGGCTGGGAACATCCTGGCCCAGGCAGTAGACATATCTGCTCTCCGCGGTCGCATGCTTGATTTTGCCAGGAGTGGCAAGGGCCGGATTAACGAGGTGTGGGGCGGAGATTTGGCGTCATATGAGAAAGACGTCATGCAGTACTTGGATAACCATGCCAACGAAAGGCCAGGCGAGACAGGGATCGGGATCGATAAGCGCAATGCGATCAACTACCTATTCGGCATCACAAACATTGCCAACAAGAATGCGAATCCCATGTACGCAGCCGAAGGGCGCCCTCCGGGGAGCCTGGTCAAATCCTATCGCCTAGACCGTATTGCTAACTCTCGCGATACCGGGCGTACAGGATTCTTCTTCGACTACCAGAAGCAGGCTGCAAACTTGGCGCCCGGAGATGTGTCGCTCCAGAAGGCTATTCGCGACAAGATGCCAAGACTTGCCACTCCGGAGCAAGTAAGGGCAATTATTAAGCCAGGCCAGACCCGCGGGGTTAACGAAGAGGATATTAAGTGGTCAGGAATTAATGAAGAGATTGATAGACTTGCAAGTGAAAACTCGGGGAAAGTACCAAGAGATAAGCTGGAAGAATTCCTGGCCGGGAAGGGCAAGGTGCAACTTGAGGAGACTAGGTACGGAGCGTCAAAAGGCCAGAAGGTTCCGCTAAACGAACAGGAGGCATCGAGGCTCAAGGAACTTGAAACTGCAGACTCGGCGAATCCCCTTGGGGGAATGGATGACGAGATGGGGGATGGTGCGTATGGTGAAATGATGGATCTTCAAAACAGAAGAGACAACATTTCGACATCTAGCCAGTTAACCAGGATGTCGATAGTGGCTCAAGAGGCTGCGCAGAAATACTTGAAAGATGAGCCCGTAAAATTTCAAGGAAAATACATACTTCCATCTGAAGAAAAGAAAATTTACGACACATTTGACAAGATGATGAAGGAGTCCGAGCATCTTAATGCAAGGGCGGAGCAGTTTGATCGCGCAGCGGTATCCGGAAATGCGCCAAGGTTTGGCGGGTTCACGATTCCTGGCGGGAAGAATTACAGGGAAGTTGTGCTATCCAAGAAGCAAGACCAGGGGACGAAAAGAAAGGGTGCATATAGAATTGAATTTAAGAACGCAAAAGATGCGGATGGTTTCCTGACAGACATAAGCGCGGCTGGACTTGACGAGCTTGACTACGGAAGAATTAGTGGCGAGGACATATCAACAAATGACAGGGTCGTCGAGTTTAACGACACGGTGACACAGGAAATTGTTGACCTTGCAAGAGCATACGACGCGAAACTTCCAAATGAGTCAATTGAAAAAGCATACATTTCAAAGCATTACCCAAAGGTTACTGACTATATCGCACACATGCGCCTGGACGAAAGGCCCGATTCTGCTGGAAGAGATGGATTATTTATTGAAGAGATTCAAAGCGACAGGCACCAGGAAGGAAGAAAGTTTGGATACAAGGAGGATGATAGTCTTGTAAAATTAGAAAATGAATTCAGGAAGAAGTACGGTGATCCAATTGAATTCGACAAGTTAAGCAAGGAAGATCAAACAAGATGGTACAGGGCGGAGGGAGAGAGCAAAATAGATCCGTACAAAAGCGTCCCGGATGCACCGTTCCGGAAAGATTGGCCGATTCAAATGTTCAAAAGGGCCCTGGCCGAGGCAGTTGATTCCGGGAAGAAGTGGATTGGTTGGACGGTCGGAGCCGAGCAACAAGAGAGATATCCTGGCATGGCTGAAAATAGCAAGGCAGGAATGGCAAAGTTTTACGACGAAATGTTGCCATCCGAAATTGGCAAGTACATGAAGCAATACGGTGCCCCTGTGGAGAAGTCGTCCATAACAAACGACCGCTACTATGTGATAACCCGGGATGGCAGGACGTTGCCAATGGATGGGAAAAAGAGTTCCATGGAGTCAATGGCTGCCAATCCAGGATCTAGGATTGTGGAGCCTGACAAGATCCCGATGTGGAAGATTGACATTACTGCAGAGGTTGTCGATGGGGTTCGTAAAATGCAGGAGATGGAAAAAGAGTTTTCCGGGACCGCTAAGACTGAGCCAAAGTTTACTAGCCTAATCGGTGGCGAAGAGCAGAAACAGTTTGCTCCGGCCACGACCGAAGAGGACAAGTTGCGCGAATTGGCGTCGAGTGTTTCCGGGCTCAAAAATGCAATCAAATTCATGACCCCTGACGAACAGAAGAAACTGCGCCGGGACACAGGACAGAAGATTGTTGATATTCGCGAGAAGCTACCGTCGGCACAGGAATTTGCGGAAGTGGCAATCGCCGGAGAGGCAAAGCGCGGGTGGTACAGGAAGAGTACTCAAGCGCTGATCGATGTTTTTGACAGCGACGCCCCAAGGTTCGCGGCCCTTCTCGCTGCGCTGTCGCCTCAAACCTCTGTCGAGAGCAACCTGGTCAACGCGCTAAAGACTTGGACTTTGTGGACAAAGGAAGGGCGCCCTCAGTCAACCGACAAGATTTTGAATATCATGGCAAAGTCCGTCCAGGGTAGCGGTACCCTTGATTCG